GGAGGGTGCGGACCCAAACGCAGCGACCCCAGTGCTACCGAGCTCTGGGGAATTGCCCGCGTCACCTTCGGACTTACCAACGACGAATTCCTGACCTGCACGCCGCTGGAATGGCAAGAGTTGTGGAAGGCATTTGACGCACGTGAACATCGGGCTGAAGTGGCAGCAGATTATCAGGCTGCAAAGATTTGTGAGGTCATGGTGAATATGCAGCGATCTTCTGATAGCAATCCAGTTGAACTGGCCGATTTCCTACTCTATGACCGGCCGGTGAAACAGGGGCAGACCCCTGAGCAGATGCTTGCGATGGTGGATATGCTTGTCGACGGGTTTAAGGGCACACGAGTTGTGAACTGAAGTGGTTGTTATGGTAGGAGGTTAGTGAAATGACTCTCGCCAAGCTCATAGTCAGCATCGGCGCAAATACCGCTGAGTTCGAATCGAACCTCAAAAAGGCCTCGACTCAACTTAAGGGTTTTTCGAATGACGTAAAGGTTCTATCGCCCGCCTTTGACGCCATTGGTAACGCCATTAAGGTAGTGGGCGTTGCGATGATTGGCGCTTTTGTCGGCGGCGGAACTGCAGCCCTGGTGAGCGCGGCAAAAATCGAACAGTACCGGCTCTCCTTGGACACTCTTATGGGCAGTAGTAAGGCAGCGGGCGAGGCGGTAGCGAGCGCCATAAATCTGGCCTCAAAAACTCCTTTCACTGATGAACAGCTCCTTGCGGCTACCGTAGCGTTGGAGAAGTTCGGGCAGGATGCGCAAACAGTCTTGCCGCAGGTTGCGAATATGGCGGCAGCTACCAACAAGGACGTGGCCGGGGCCGCCGAGGCCTTTGGCGCGTTCCTGCAGGGTCGGGTCAAGGCCTTGGCCTCCTATGGCATAACGAAGGCTGCGGTCCTCGCAGAGGGCGCGGCGACAGAGCAAGGAATACAAATTGCGAACGAAAAGGGTACCATCGTCAACGAGGCAGCCTACAATGCGGCTCTGTTGTCCCTCATGGACAAACGCTTTGCCGATGGTGCCAACAAGCAGGCCAATAGTATCAGTGGGTTGAAAACACGTCTCCAGGACGCAGCTGACGATGCTCTGAGGACCATTGCAGGGGTTACAGATCAAGGTGACATCCTGGCGGGCGGGCTGGCTGACACTTTCAAGAAAGCGGTCACCATGATCATCGCCAAGATCGACGAGTGGAAGGCAAATGGTTCGTTGCAACGGTGGGCTTCCGATGTCGGCCAAGCAATCACCGCGTTCTTCAACGGCGCCAAGATCGTCTTCGAATGGCTCGTGAATATCGCCACGTGGATCGCCAAGAACTGGCAGGCGATTGTTCCCGTTGTGGCTGCCGTTGTTGGGGCATTCGTGGGTTTCAAGATTGTTTCAACCTACGTCACCCTTGCCGCTACTGCAATCAAACTCTTTGGTTCTGCCGCTTCGATTGCTGCCCTTGGTCCGATCGCATTGATTATCGGGGCCGTTGCTACATTGACTGCGGGCGTTGTGTACCTGATAGAGAAGCTGAACCAGCAAAAGGCGCTCTTGAACTCTATGACTGCGGCGGGAATGGCTGCATATGATACCGAGACGCGAAATACCGGAACTTCCATGACCGATGCAGGTCAGGATCCAACAGCCTATTATGCCTCACGTGTGGCAGGTCATCAAAAGTATGTCGATGCGATCAAACAGCAGAATGATGATCTAGCTAAGACTGCCCTTGCCTCACGCAACGCGACGTCGGTAGCATATGCCAAAGAGAAACAAGACGAATATGCAAAGACGGTGGCCAACAACGCCAAAACAGTGGCGCAGGATGCAGATTTAGCAAACAAGATTTATGATCTCACGCACTCGGTGCTGCAGGCCAAGCTTCATGCCATTGATGTTACGGCCGCCGCCGACCTCGCTGCCGGAAAGAATGCGGTCCAGGTCGCCACGTGGGTAAAGGTTGCCAAGGCTGCGGCCAATAAGGATGCTGCCGATGCTGCAGGTAAACTGACTGAGGCTGCAACCAAAAAGACTTCTGAGGAGGCTGCAAAAATCCTCGGGATTAATGCTGATCTGAACGACAAGAGCTACAAGCTCAGTCATACGGCGGTCGAGGGCCAAATCTATGACCTGGCAAAAGAACGTGATGCGGCAATCGCCGATGGGGGTTCGAAGTTAGAAGCCGACAAGGTCTATGTGCTAGCCTCAAAGAAAGTCTATGACGATGCCCGGAAGGAAAAGGCAGCAGCCGACAAGGAAGCACAGGACAAATATCTCGCCTCTGTAGCTGATTATGCGAGCAAAGAGAAGGACGCTGTCACGACCCTCACGCAGACCATCGTCGACAACTACCAGATCCGAGAAAATGCTGCCGTCAAACAGTTGAAAGACGAACGTGATGCACGTCTTGCCGCCATCAATACTCAGATTAGTGACCTGACGGGGCAACATGATAAGGCAGCACAATCGGACAAGATGGCAGGACTTGCCGCCAATTTTGCGAACGCCACGACTGAAGAGGATCGGGCGGCTGCATCAAAGGCTCTTATGGATGCGGTAAATGAGGAAGCCTACCAAAACCAGCTTGCGAGTTTGAAAAAAGAGCAGGAAACAGTTGCCGATAAGTACAACAACTCCAGCACGGGCATGATTGCGTCGATCGTCACCTTCTATGACCAAAAAATGGCGGCAGCGAATGTCAATGCTGAGGCCGAAGAACTGCTGGCGAATACGACGACAATCGACATTATCAAGACATTGGAAAGTCACCTTCCAGAGTTTGCGAGTATGGGGGCCGCGGCGGGCAATGCTTTCGCAGCCGATTACAGAGCTGCCATCGCTTCCACTGGGATTCTTGGCAGTACTGCGAATCCTGTCACCGTGGCTGCCAAGGCTGCCGTGGCTTCCAACGTAAGTGCGGGCTTGCAGTCTGCCTCGTTCGGCGGTGGTAGTGGCAGGTCCCTCATGGCGCACGCCAACGGTGGCTATTTCACGACACCCCACATCGCACTCATCGCAGAGAATGGCCCTGAGGCGGTCGTACCACAGTCTCAGGCGTCATCGTTCGCCAAGCAGATGGGAGGCTCCAACGACGCTCTCCTGCGGCAACTCGGCCTGAAACTGGACATGCTCACGTTCGCAGTACGTCAGGTAGCACCTGGCGTCGGCTCGGCCGTAAACGGCTTAGGAAGAGTGTAAAATATGTACGCAAAATACAGTGACGGCTCCCTGATCCAGCTCGTGCAGGCCAAGTATGCCAGGACGGATCCACAAATCCTCTCGACTTATCATGTCCCGCTTTCAGACATCAACGGCGCAATTCCTCTTGGCCTGGATTGGCAGACATGGACGATCTCCGGCGTCATCGCTGACTCTATGAGTGTCCGTTGGCACGATATCATCTGGCTCAGTCTCGATAACGTTGCTTGGAGAGCATGCAGGGTCCAAGCGACGGCGTTCCCCACGAACAATTATCAGCAGAGTACGTATGAGCTGACCATGTTGGTCTCGCCGATCCTGGAGGGCGCGGCTGTCCGTTACCCTGCCAGCGGCTTTAAGTGGGGTAACCAAGCCATTACCGGCATCAGTCAGCTCGGGAACACCGTAGCATACCCGACTATCCACTACTTGGCTCCGTTGTTTTATGCGCCTCTGAGCAACACCCTTGTAGACATAACCGGTCAGTCGGTTACGTTCCTGCGGACTGCGAGCAAGGTTCACGGTGGTGTAACCTATCCCATCAATACCCCCATCTTCGACAGCGGGCTTTATTTAGGTTCTGATACCGCGCAGGACGTGGCAACGTGGACGCCGCCAGCATCGACTCTGAGAACGGTCGCAATGCAGCTCAAGCAGACGCGCTATCCGAGTCCGTGGTCAATCGGTGGTGGTGGGGTCAACCTCCTGACAGCGAACCAGAGCAATGCAGAGACGAACACGACAGGAGTAACCAGCTCGTGGGGAACGCTCACACGCAATACGTCCGCACCCCTTGTCGGAACGGCTGATTTCAAGCTGGTCGCCGGTGGTGGAGGAGACGCATCCCTTTCTGTTACTTCCGCAGTAACGGCTGGACGATGGTATGCTTTTCAGGTATTTTTCAACACGTATCACTGGCAGGGAGGCCATACTGTTCACCTACAAATGGGATGGTATAACGCGAGCGGATGGATGTCCAACACTATGGGAGGTGCCGTTGCCGCAGAGGGAGTGCCAACACATCTCTCTGCGATAGGTCAGGCTCCGGCTGGAGCGACTGTGTGCGACATACGCATATATCTTGACTTATCCATAAGCGGCGAAGTCCTCTGGGTCGACAGCCTCATGTTGGAGGCCATCCCGACGACCCTGACCGTCTGGACTTCTGCGCACAACAAACTCACAATTGACATGGGGTACAATCTACTGCAATGGAATGACCAATACGCGAACCTCTTTCTTGCGCTCCCTGCGGCATATATGTCTGGTGCGGTCATAGACGTGGTATTGTTTGATGATACCTCTCATGCCGTGACCCTTGCGGTCCATCCGGCGGGCGGGGCATGGACTACAAATACGGGAACGCTTGCGGCTCTCACTTGGCCGCAGTTGACACTTGGAAACCTCGAAGGTGGTATTGCCAACCTGATTGAGTATGGCTATGTCCTCACATCGGCAGAGTATCAAGCATTGGCCTATTCCTCACTGTCTCTGCTGTTCAATTCGTTGTATGCCGGCAACCGGTACGCAGGAGAGATTATCAAGGGTAGTGACAAACGATTACTCAATGCTGCCGGAAGTGACATTAGTGCGTTGTTGGGCGGTACAGACATCGCTATTGGTTCAGCAGCAGTGACTATCGCGCAAACACAAGGTTTAGCGGCTCGCTGGTATGTCGAGTTGAAGAGGACTGACGTATGATTTTGACCCTCAGTGTGGTGCAGGCACAAGAGCGGCTCACGGTTACTCTTGCCTGTGCCGGTGCTGCCAGTCCTCCGTCTGCCACCATCATCATCGACGGCAAGGCATACGCCGGACTACTTATACCCATTGTTTCTGTGTATGATTCAACGCATCCAGTCTCTACTTATGACATAGCGCTAGAGCGCGGTTCACACGTTGTCTGTGGACAGGCCACTGATTCAGCTGGCACTGTCTTGACAGCACCGCTCATCTATGTAATGACCTATGAGCTGACCGACTATGGCATAGACGTGTACTCAGGCGATGCCAAGTTGGACGCCATTGAGCCTATAATCCACGATGAACTGTTGCCCGTTTTGCCGACGTTGAACTTTTCCTGTGCGACGCTGCTTACTGGAACTATCGGAGCGGTCATCCGAGAGCGCGGCCTCAGGCGGTACCAATTCGAGATTGCCACGGTCGCCATTTCCGGCCCGCTTTATGTTTACACATGCCTTGCTGCTGAGTCGTATGCTCTCACGACCGCAATTATGGTATTGCAAACGGCTTACGGTGCCATATCGGACACTATCAAGTTGCTAGTGCCATCGTTGAACATTATCAACGTAGATGTGCCGACACATTCTACGGTGAACCTCGTGGCAAACGGAGAGTTTGAGGCGAATACGGCGGG